ATTCCCCGCAGTTAAGCTAGTCCCGCTATATGTTAACGTAGAGCTAGAGCTAAATGCGCTTGTGCCATTGCCGTAAGGAATATAGCCAGCGGTTAAAGTAGTTAGCCCTGTGCCACCATTTCCAACTGCTAAAGTACCTGAAATATGCGTTGTAAGGCCAATTTTTCCATAACTAGGGGCAACACCAACGCCTCCAGAAATAAGGGCATTACCTGTAGCTACGTCAGCTAATTTGCTTAAAGCTGTAGTAGTAGAAGCGTAAAGAATATCGCCTACAGCATAACTAGATTGCCCTGTACCGCCATTGGCTGCAACTAATGTGCCAGCAACGGTAATTGCGCCTGTTGTTGCTGTTGATGGAGTAAAGCCAGTAGTACCAAAATTTAATGAAGTTACAGCGGCGGTAGTTGGGATTGAACCCCATGTAGGGGCGCCGCTAGTTGTTGCAATAAGAACTTGACCTGTTGTACCCGCAGCAGTTGAAACAGGCGCCGCGCCCGCACCGCCGCCATAAATAACGCCATATTGAGTTAAAGCGGCTGAAGATGCCCAGGTTGTTGCACTTGAAAAATAAGGAATACCGCCAGAAGTCCCCGCTACGGTTAAAGCTAAAGTACCTGAAGTAGTAATTGGTGACCCAGCTACAGAAATTAAACCACCCGTAAATGATTGGGCTACGCTAGTAACTGATCCACTACCTTTATTATTAAAGGTATTCCAATCGGTAGAAGTCAAATAGCCGTTTGTAGTGGTATTTGCTGCGGCCATGCTAATTACGGGGGTAGTTGTGCCTGTGGCTACACTTACCGGCGCCGTACCTGTAACGCTAGTGACCGTACCGCCCGTACCTGTAGCGTTAATAGTAATAGCTGTAGAACCGTTATAGGTTGTACCAGCGCTAAACGATACGCCTGTACCAGCCGTAAGGCTAAACAAGTTACCGCCGAGGGCTACGCCCGAGATAGTGCTGTTGGTTAACGCTGAGTTAGGAATAGAAGTAAGACCTGAACCAGATCCATTAAAAGTTGTAGCTGTAATGGTTGTGCCTGTAATAGCTAAAGGCGTTGCGCCGCCAATAACCATGTTGTTCATTGTTCCAGCGTTTGTAGGTGCTATTTCTACTGCACCTGTACCGCTAGGCTTTATATGGACATGGCCTGTACCAGTAGGGCTAATGTCAATCTGAGCGTTTGTACCGTTTAAATTGGTAGAAACATTGATGGACATATTATCGCCGCCGCCAGCGCCTACGCTCATTTGAGTTGTTCCACCTGCGTTTTTAAGCGCTAAACCAGCAGAATTTGACGCTTGGACAATAGGTGTTGTAACGCTAGTAGAAGCAGAAAGTGTAGTAAAACCTGTAGCTGCACCTGTATCACCAATTGTGACTACAGAGTTTTGTATTAATTTGCCTGTAGTGGTGTCAAATCTAGCTATAGCGTTATCAGTAGCGGAAGCAGGGCCAACTACATCTCCACCTAGTGATGGGGAAGAATTGGTAATTGTAATGGCGCCAGCACCATTAGTAATACTGATACCTGTACCAGCAGGCAAAGTAGCTTTAGTAAGGGTATTGCCTGTAGTGTTACCAATCAACAATTGACCATTAGTAAAACTAGATTGACCTGTACCGCCAGCAGTTACAGGCAGGGTGCCACTTGTAAGAACAGAAGTAGAAGTAGCGTATAAAGCGCCACCTGAAGTAAAACTTGTTAATCCGGTACCGCCGTAGTTTGTATCAATAGTGTTTGCGTTCCAAATGCCCGCAGTTAACGTACCAACACCTGTAATACCTGTATAAGATCCAGAAATACGAGCAGAGGCAATTGTTCCGCTAGTAATTTGATTAGCGTTAATAGCAATTGTTATGTTTTGAGCAAAAACTAAAGTACCTTTAGCATCTACGGTAAACTGACCGACAGCCGAGGCCGAGCCATAAGTACCTGGTGTAACACCTGAGTTGCCAATAGCTAATGTAGTTGTGCCAGGCGCATAGGTAATTGTAATGCCGCTACCAATTAATTCTGTGCGCTCAAAAACACCCGCGCTATTACCAATAATAAGTTGGTGGTTACCAATGCTTGTTAACCCTGTACCACCTTTGTTAACTGGTACGGCGCCTGTGGCATCTCCTGTAAACCCATAGACATTCCAAAAAAAACGATACCATTCAGTTGTCATTCCGTTAGTATCGGAATAAATTAACGGTACTTTAGCCGATGGAAGAAGGGTTATATCAAGCATTTGTACCGCTTAAAAATAGCTCTGCGCCCACAATAGTGATTTTGTTAGGGTCAGTACCAGAAATTTCATAAATGCGGTCACGGAGCTTTGTAGTCATTCCAAGGCGGCGCCAAATAGCACGATAACCATATTCACCAATTTTACCCATTGAAATCCAATGTTCACTTGACCAAGTATGACCTCCATCGTCAGACCAACGAAGCATGACTTGAGGATCGTTGCCTTGCCCCGTTTCAGTACCACCGCTAGGAATATTAGTCATTGAAAAGACTAAATAATCACCGCTATTAGTAATAACATTGTCTGGGTAAGAAACATTAACTTGCGTTGCAACAAAATAAGCTACAGTTGAATCACCAACAATACTAGTGTTAATTCCTACGCCAGACTGACAATCTAATTGAAGGGTATGCTGAGCCGTACGTTTAAGATTATTTTGATTAGGTGGCAACGGACGCCATGAACGTACCCATTTTTGCGTATCGCCATTATCAGCGTATACGTTTAAATCAAGAGCATATAAATTGCCATTTTCATAGTCGCCAACAATAGTTTGGCTATCAAAATTCATTTGACATTGACCACGATGACGCGCAAATGAGCCGTTAAACCAACTAGCCCGTTCATGCCAAGCATTTGTAGATACATCATAAACCCAAGTTTTATTAGCTGTTGGGAAATTTAAAACGTAAAAAGCATGGCCTTCTTCTTGATATGTATACGCTACGGCGTCTGTAATATCACCGTATTGTTGAATAGCGTATTCTACGGCGTGGGTAGATATACGTTTACCTGTATAGCCTTGATTACGATAAACAATACCGTAGCCACGCGGATCAGCGCCAAGCCAAAACAAACTATTATCTAACTTAGCAATTGAAAATGGTGCAACGCAACCAATTTCGTTGTATGCGCCTTGAATAGGGGCTAATGGAAAAGGAGTAGTAGCTGCGTCATACCAAACTTCAGTAGTGCCAGAACCAAACACCCAGACTTCACGGTTGTTGTTAACTACGGCTACTACTTTGTCTGGAGAACTTTCGGCGGCGCCAAACGCTAAAGGATTAATAACCGTGCCGTTAAGAATATCTGTCACCCAAATAATTTGGCTATTAGGCTGATTAAAAGCAAAGTAACCATCAATGTAACAAACCGTAGCTGCGCCTGCAAAATCAGGGTCGGTTACTTTTACAAAGGTATTAGTAGATTCGGTATAAACGTAAGCATCTGGGTTACACGCTAAAAATATCTGAGTACCGCTATCAGCAATAGATACTGGGCCAGTACCGCTAACAGTGCCTAGTAAAGTAGCATTAAAATTAGTATCGACTTTATAAAAACTATCGCCAGACACAACATAAGCGTCTAAACCAGCCGTTGTGTGTGTCCAAAGCCCGCGGATGGGGCCAGTACCAACAGCAGTTAAAAAACGAAGCCCTGGGGCGCGGTTAAGAAAACCACCTGTTTGACCACCTTCGGGAATTGCTTCTGGAAATAAGTTAATCATGCGGTTGTCCGCAGCGTTAACCGACCGAGCCGTATAAGCTTGTCCTAAGATAGGGGTGAGCATATTGCGTCCTTATGCAGTGTAGGATGGATACCACTTGGCAGTGGTTACATCATACACAAGCGTCAAGGCTTTGCTAACTACTGCGGTGCCTGCAAGAGCAATATTACCTGCTGCTGTCCAAGTAAAAATACCTGTAGGAATAAGCGTAATAGACCCGCCACCTGTAGAAATAGGGCTAGGCGCAGTAATTGTTACAATGGCAGTTGTACCTGAAATAAAAGTAATTGCCTTAGTTGGCGCAATAGTAGTTGCAGAAGCAACTGTAGGTGCAGCAGCCGTAGTAGCTAATAAACCTGAATATTTTAAATTAGTTAGTGTAGGGCTACCTGTGCAATTGCTTAAATCGCCGCTTGCGGGTGTACCTAAAACAGGGGTAACAAGTGTAGGACTTGTAGCAAATACTAAAGAACCTGTACCTGTTTCATTTGTTACGGCGGCGGCTAAATTAGCAGAGGACGGTGTGCCTAAAAAAGTAGCAATGCCTGCGCCTAAGCTAGTAATACCTGTGCCGCCATTGGCTACAGGTAGAGTTCCTATAATGCCAGTAGTTAAAGGCAAACCTGTGCAATTAGTTAATAAGCCTGATTGGGGCGTGCCTAATAAGGGCGTAATTAAAGCGGAATTAGTAAACAAATTGGCGTTGCTTAATTGTTTAGTAGTAGCACCTTGTTGAATAGGAAATAAATCCCCTCCGGTTGCCGATGTAGCTACTGGTAGTTGAGATATGGTTACATTTGACATAGTTAATCCTAGTAGTTACCAGCAAAGATATTAAAGCGTTGACGAGTAGCGACAATGCTGTAAGGGAGCGCCATAATGTCGTCAGGATTATTGATCCGTTTAAGGTTGCGTTTAGAAGTCATCGCAATACGAGCCACATTAGGCGGCGGTTCAACACCAAATTCGTTAGCAATTTCGCAAGCTAAGTTGTATTTAAAGCATCTTAAATAGCCTGGTGGGAAAGCCAAAGTAGTTGAAAGGCTAGCTGGTTGAGTTAACTCAGTAACCGAAATAAAGTGCCATTCCAACGCTTTTGTAGGTACTGGGTACACGTACATATCAATATTAGGATAATCCATGTTAATCCAAATTACTTGTGGATAAGTGGAAGTTACCGTTTTAACCGCAATACCGTCATATTGCTGTTGGTTAATAATCTTAATACCAAACGAAATACCGTTGGTTGGATCTTTAAAATAGGTTGCATCATCCAATAGAATGGGGCGGTTTCCAACAAAGTTACCTGTTGGGCCAAGCGTTCTATGAATTTGATTAGGCGTCCAAGTAAAAACTTGATCTTGGGTAGAAAAGACAGACAGACGCTCAATATTCCATGAATCAATCATTTGATTCAAAGCATTAAGGGAATCTTGGGCAGTAGCCGCAGAAGGTGTTTCGCCTTCGGCAAGCATCCCGATTAAGCGTAATGCTCCGTTTATTTGATCGGCGGCTGTAGTGGCCATAACAACTCCTTACTGTGCAGTTTTACGACGTCTTTTTACATCCAGTGTATTAACAGGAGCCGCAATCACTTCTTTTACAATTTCTTCTACGATTTCTGGTTGCGTGTCCAATTCGTAGCGTGTCCAACCATTTGATTCGTCGTATTCTGCTTCGGCATCCATTGTAGCAACTTTAGTGCCATGAATAGGATGTTTTAAATAAATTATAGGCATGATTTTTTTAGTTAGATAGGGGGCGAACCCCCTATTTTATTAAGCTAACAAACCGTAAGCTTGTAAACGTGATTCTAATTGGTTTACGCGGGCTTGCAAATTTGCAATAACTGTCAACACAGTTTGACCTTCATCTGCTGAAGCAAAACCATACGGCGTAGTAACTGTAAGGTTAGCAATAGCATAGTCAGGCGTACCTGGGGCTGTAGCAGTAATAGATGTTAGCGCAGTAGTCAAAGCAGCACCTTTGGTCACAGGATTTGTGCCAAAAAAGCCAGCAGTACCACCAGATTTACCGATGATAGCGCCGTCTAACTGTTGATCTTCATACGCTACACCAATAGGTTTGGTATTAGGCATAATTTTTCCTTTATAAAACCCGCCCCGAAGGGCGGGGTATTACATTAAGCCATGCGGTAGAGAGTCCAAGTACCGTCGCCTGTTTTACGAGCGCGGAAAGATTGGGCTGTACCAGCCGTAGCAACAACAGTCATCAGACCAACTAAAGTCCAGCCAGTATTTGTTGTCAAAGTAATAACACCAGATGTATTGCCATCTACGTTAATTACTGAGAAATCAAATGAGCTATTTGTTTTAGCGCTAGAAACTAGCGTATCCAAATCAGCACAAGTTGGGAGTTGATAAGAAACTGCGCTTGCACCTGGGCTGCCAAGAATGATGCCGTTTGTTACTTGAGCAGCAGTCAAAGTTACGCCAGTTGTCAAAGCTACAGGAGCAGCTTGAATTATTAAATCTACTTCAGATAAATTGCCGTCACCAAATTGGTAACCGCCAGCGCCATTAGGTAGTGCCATGATATGTTTCCTTAAAAAATAAGTTTAAAAAGCCCCCGCTTGCGCGGGAGCATTTTGATTAACCCCAGATACGGCAAGCCATTGCTGGACGAATCGTGCTAAAGCCATACAGAACGTCAATACGGCAAGGTAAACGGTCATTATTGATGTCGTACTGACGTACAACACGCATAGAGATACCGTTGTGAACTTGACGTGAAGCCATGTCAACACCTTGTGGCAACAACAAGTCAGCGGTTGCAAAAGTAATCGCATCTTTGTGGTAAACCAAGTTTTGAGCGTACTGAGTAGCAGAAGAACCTAACATCGTTACCGCAGCAGTAGCTACTGGGAATGAATCCACAGTTGCAAGAGCGTTAGCAGAGGTGTAGATAGCTGGGCTAATAGACAAAGTAGCTGTGGATGAACCAGACGCAGCAGCAGTTACAGTGAACTGTTGCAAGCTACCAGTAGACTCACGGGTTTGTGGGTTAACAGCGTATACGTTAGCGATTGTGAATACATCACCTACGTTCCAAGTCTTGCTAGAGCCAGTAAAGCTAATACCTAAAGTAGCTTGACCTTCAGTAGCAACAGTTGTAGTTACAGTGATAGTTGTACCCCAAGAACCAGTTGTATGTTGCTTGATAGATTGGCTCATGTTGATTTCTTCAAAGCCCAATACACCCATACCCATCATGCCATTCTTGAATTGACGGCTGATTGTGTCTGTAGGATTAAACAGACCTTTCATACCTTCAACCAAACCTGCGTTAGCTGCTGGGTTAACAGTAGCGTAACGTGGGGACATAACAGCAGCATTTTCGTTCAACTTCTGTTGAGCTTGTAACAGCACCAATGAAGTAGAAGGAGTTGTGCCAGGTGTACCAACTGAGCTATAAACTGCTTTGTAGCTATTAGCTACGTCAGCATCAATAGAAGAAGCCAACTGAGAGATACGTGGTTTCAAAACACGCTCTGCAAAGTCATCTAACTGCATTGTCAATTCAGCAGAGGTGAAGTTAACACCAATATGCTTTTGTGACGCTACAGTCAAAGTTGTGTACTGTTCGTTGTCGTCTTGAACTTGCAAGGCGGCACCGTCAGTTACCAAAGCGCGGTCTGGTAAGCGGATACGGAGAGTAGAACCAATTTTTGCGCCTTCAACAGCGAAAGAATCGTCATACTGGCGGTTTACGTTACGTGTGAGTACAAGGTTGTTCTCAAGGATCTCGAGAGCTTTTCTTGTAATCATGTCGATGGTTAAGATCGAATTTGACATAATAAAGTCCTAATTAAAAAATAGTTAGCGGTTTCTCTGCGCTTCCCACTTCTTGATCTGACGTTGGCGATCAGCTTCAATCCACTCTGAAGTCGTCATGCTTTTAATGGCACGAGGATCCGTTGTGTCTGTTGCTGGAGATCCAGTGGATCTCGCCGTAATCGGAGCAATTGGTGCTGGGGCGCTCGAAGTCTTTTTTACTACTGGGTTATCAGCTAATTTAGCCTCAATTTTCCCTAATTCTTTGGCTTGTTGAAGTGGCGATAAACGAGAAATACGTTCTGCTTCTTTCGGATTAGACCCTAGGTAATAAGCCATGTCG